TTTTCAATGTTTTATTAGACTTTTTGGGGAAGATTAGGAAAAAAGTAATTTAGTAAAGTTTTTTGGGGAAAAATTATGGGTATAAGTTACACTCCACGGCAGGGCCATGGCTGCACGTTGAAAGAGGGTTTCTATTTGCTATATTTCTGCTTGAGTCGTTCTTGTTTTTCTTCGGGTGTCTCCACCCATTCAAAAAACGGCTCTGGTTGCTTGGTTTTCTTTTTGAATAGCTTTTCTAGTAGTCGTTTCAAATCAATGTGTCTCCCAATCCGTGAATTTTGTTGTAACGATCTCGGCTAGGCTCCGATGCGTTTTTTTCGAAAGTCCAAGCTGGGACTTTTACTGGTTCTTTTTCTTCTTTTACAAATAGCCATTTAAGTAGTTTTTTCATTTTAAATTCCTTTCTGTTTTCCCTAACCGCACTAGAGAGCTAGCGAGGTTTTTTTATTTCATATATTTAAGAAGACTTATGAATATCAAATCGTTGTTGCTTACTTAGTTGGTATCGTTCAGTTTCCTCACTAGCTCACTGCTACGGCTAGGGGTGTTAATGTTATTTGAATCTGTTTCTGGTTTTCCATTCGATGAAGGACTTGAAACCTTCATAGTTGATAAAAACCAGTTTGTGTGTTGGGTTGAATACATAGTCTCGGAAGTCTTTGTTGTCCCTCATTTCTCGAATGAGGTTTTTTGCCATCGACTTCCCTAGACCTTCCCACCGCTGCATGAGGTGGTCGTAGTCTCCCCACTCAGCCGTCTCATTAACCCCGACTGGTTTGTAGGTGATTTCCATTGGTAGTCCTTTCTGATCGAAATTGTTAAACGTTCTTGATTAAGAAATTTGTTGATGAAATACTGCTGACCTTTGCCAGTAACCTTAGTTGTTGTGTTGGTCGTGGTATGCCCGTCAGCGTGGTTGATATTTGTCTTTTTCAACTCAAACAGACCTAGTTGCATGCTTTTCTGCGTTGGTTGATTCCAAGAATCCCCACGGCGACTAATTAGATAGCCGTTAGAGCGTAGCCACTGAAAGAGCTTGTTTTGACCAATATCAATTCCGTTTTGTTTCAAGATTTTAGCTAGCTCCCCGATTAGACAAGATGACTTGCTAGCACTGACAGCGTCAGCAAAGAGCACTTTAGGGCGGTCAGCCTCAATCTGTGCTTCTAGCTTATGGACTTTCTTGTCAGCCATGAGCAATGCTCTTGCCATGATTTTTTCTGGACTGTTGAAGTCCTTTTCAACTTGGATGAAGTATTCTCTGACTTCGTGCCCTTTATTTGTTTTTGACATCATAGCTAGATGTTCAGCCATTCGGATTGTAACAGCGTAATCTTGTAATTCTTTTGTTCCGCCGTATTGATTTTGCTGTGTAGTTGTAACTACGGAGCTAAAATCTTCGTTTTCTTTGAACATTTTGAAGTTTTGTTCAACCCACTGACTGAAACGGGTTTTGACTTCTAATGTTTTATGCAGTTGCCTTGCGCTAACGATAGGCTCATTATTTTTGTCTAACGTTACATTAATAAGTTCATTCATCGTCGTTTCCTTTCTTAATTTATTGTTGCGTTTCGGGAACGGTTTGTTTAAAAAAAATACCAATTTCGTCTTTGCTGTACCCTAAAAGGTTAGCTAGTGTGATAAGTTCGTCAGCAGAAAATGAGATTTTCCCATTCTCTCTCTTATTATACTGGTCACGCGCTAAACCCATTCGTTCAGCCATTTGTGCCTGTGTATAACCCTTTGCTACTCGTTCAGCTTTCACACGAAGCAAATCAACTTTCATAGATTACCTCCGTTCTTTTGATTTTTATTACTTGTTCCTTAGAACAATTATAGTATATCTAATGCGTTCCCATTTGTCAACATAAAAATAAAAAAAATATAAAAAAAGTTTGTTTTTGGGAACGTGTTGTTTATTTTTGGGAACTGTTGTATAATGTATTTACTATTAAATAAAAGGAAAAAGTGCATGAGAAACAACGAGGAAATTATTTCACTGATAAAAAGCTATTTGGATAATAGTTCTATGTCGATGTCTGAATTAGCTAACAAAGCGGGGGTTTCAAAATCGACTTTATCAAGATATCTTTCTGGCAGTCGGGTGTTCCCGCTGAATAAAGCGGACGATTTCGCTAGCGCTCTAGGTTTGACAACGGAACAATTCCTGAATGTAACACCTAGTTCGAAAGACACTGCTTCAAACGACATCGATGAAATCATAGCCAACGCTATGATGTTCGACGGTAAACCGCTTACTGATGATGATAAGCGGGCAATCCGGGGCATCATTGCTGGGTATATGAGTAGCAAGGGGGAATAGTATGGTAAGTATCGCTATGAAGTCAAACCCATTTAAAGAAAAGATTGCTGGGGTCAAACTTTTTGAAGTTGACAGCGGTGAAGAACTTAGCACATTAAACAAGTTATCGAGTTATCCGATAGGCGTGGCGCTGAATTGTTCTATAGATTTCTTCAACATCCAACCCGAAACGAACTACACGCTAGTAGTTACTGCAAATTTCCCGAGTGGAAAGTCTTATCCTGTCCATGCTACAAACGTCTATATACCAAAGTCAAGTATTTCAGCTCCTGATAATGAGGACTACGGGAAAGCAGCCGGGGATTTTGCCTTTGATTTAACTTTGGAGGAAAAAGGGGATTTGTTCCTGTTGTTCGCTTTGATAAAAGATGACGAGGCTACTGATACATTTTACTGCTACTACTATTTCGGAGGTGGTATAAATGAATAATACTCAAGATTTCGAAGTTCCTGAAACAAAGGACACCGCAAGCGCTAGACAGTCTAAGGTAGCTTCTCTAAACTCTAGCAACAGAATCAACACCCAAACACCCCATGCAAGTGATATAATGGACTTACGAAATCAAATAGATGAGGTAAGAAAAATGGCTATTGACTTGTATCGTGAACTGGATATCCAAGAGCTGGAACAAAGATTGGAAAAGAACGAGGAAAACACCCAACGCTTTCTCCAGCAAACAACCCAGAGTTTAAATCAAGATAAGACTGAACTATCTCTCCGCACTGACCAATTAGGACGCCGTATTGAAAAGATTGAAAACAAACTAGACGACATGTACGCCAAAAACGAACTGGACTTAAAATTCCAGATGATGGATCAAAAGATTGACGCTAAATTTGATACCTTTGGTCAACGCATGGAAAACATGTTCTTAGCACAAACCAATAGGCAACTTGAGGAACAAGCCAAGAATAGAAAAGAATTCACTTATTGGTTTATTGGTATCCTTGTAGCTCTTGCTGGCATTGCTATTCCTGTCTGGTTCGGCAAATAATATCATGGAGGCTTTATGCCTGAAAAAGAATTACTTGAGCATTTCAACGTGTCTCTTTGTGAGTTTAGTTCTAACGAGTGGCCCAGAAACGGCTTTATCGACCCAATAAATAGGGTCGTTTATATCAATGAGGATTTAGCCCCAGAAATACGTTTAAAGGTCATTTTGCATGAATTAGGCCACCTAGAGCAGAACTCTAAAGACTATGAGCGTTTGCGTGAGAAATACGAAGCTCAAGCTAACAGAGACATGATCCGTGGATTGCTCAAAAATGAATCCTTGGATGATTTTAACTATGTACGTTTTATGGAAAAATATAATCTCACCACGATTTGTGACGAGGCGTTTGTAAAAGACGAATATCTAAAACTAAAGGAGATTGAAAAATGTTGAGTAAATGGAAGAATTTGAAACGCTGGCAAAAATGGGCGGTTGTGCTCGTCTGCTTGGCTGTGCTTGGTAAGGTGTTTGAAATCACCGGTATCGCACCAAAAACGGAAACAGAACCAGTCAAGACAGTCCAAACCGCTTCGTCTTCTTCAAAGACAAAACCTAAAGCTAGTAAGCCGTCTAGCAGTGCCAAAGCGTCAAGTTCAAAGAGTGAGGAACAAGCTTCAAAAGAATCGAGTTCTTCCAAAGAAAAAGAATCTAAAAGTGAAACTAAAGAATCAAGTTCCTCAGAAGATAAACCAAAAGACATCACCGAAAATCAAATGGGAAGCTTTATTGAATACTTCCAAAACGATTTAACGGAAAAAGGCATAGATATCAGTCAATACAGTTTCTATAATCGTGGCACAATTCTATACATGACAGTCCCTAACGATTATAAATACTACGACAAAACTGATCTACAGAAATTCGCTGATGGCATGCTTGCCAAAGAACATGAAGCATTCAATGTCTGGGCTGCAATCAACAATGTCAATTATGAGCGTTATCCGATGTTTCACATTAAAACGGATGACGGCAATGCACTAGCTAGCCAAAAGCTTAACGGAACAATGGAAATTAAAGTTAAATAAGACAATAAAAAAGCCCTGCGTCAGATCGTATCTGTCCATAGTGGATGCAGGGGGATTGTCATTTCATGTATATTATAACACAAATAAATAAAAAACGCACCAGACCCCGTAGAGTTACTGGCACTTTCCTAGATATATTATACCAAATAAAAAAGCCCCAGCAAGACGCTGAGGCTTCGACCACTACTGCCATGGTATCCCTATTGCAGTGTGAGGGGAGGTGATATACTCCTTTTCGTTTTTTAGTTTGCGTGGTCTAATTATTTTCCAGTTTGGCCTTGTGTGGCTTGTGCACGTTCTTCAATGGCTTTGACCACTGAGGCACTAGCTTCATTGATTGCCTTAGAGACTGCTGCCGTGTCGTTTGATTGACTATTCAAGAAACGGTCAAAATCATCGTCTGGCAACGTCAAGTGTTTAGCTCCCGCTGAGCGTAGAGCGTCTACTGTTCCCATTGAACCAATACCAAACACACGGCCATTAACTACACCAAGATATCCTTGGCTTCCGCTTTCGCTACGTACTACATAATCCATATTTTCTTCTTCCTCTTTCTGATTTACTAAACTATCACCGTCATTGATGATAACAACATTTTTATCCAACCCGCCAGCTAGACCAGTGCTTGTAAACTGCCACCAGCGTGTATGTTCCATGTTTGGATACACACCCCAATATGGTTCTGGGCGTACCTCATAATCTGGATACGCTGCAATCCATAGGCTATTTGGATAGCGTGCAGTGATTTGATCTACATAAACATTAGCCAGTGTATAAGGTTTGTAACTATAATAGATAGGCTCAAAACCGTTCGCCTTACAGATATCCATAAACGCTAGGACTGCATTAGTATTCGCTTGTTTGTCACCGCTAGCCCCGTCCTCGTAATCACATACTAGATAGCGTGGGTGAGATGGCAGATTGCTGATAAAGTAGTTAGCTTCAGCTTGCGCCGTTGCAACATCTCCACCAAAACGAGCAAAGTGATAGTAACCGATACAATTACTGGTGTTGGTTTGTTGAGCGGCTACTGGACTAGCCCAACCCACGCCCTCAGTAACTTTAATAACCGTGTTATTAGTGCCAGATGCTTGACAGATACCAGCCAAGTCTCCCGGTTGGTAAGCTGACACGTCGATAAAATAATTATCCTGTGTCATACCGTCAAATGGTAATTCAAACCACCCGACCATTTGCTGAGCTGGTGCGTTCCAATCGATATAACTGAAATTCCCTGCACTGTCTAGGTTTCGTGTGACCTTGCGTGTCCATCCACCGTTATACAAGGCATCACCATTTCCGTCAATATTTTGCTCGATAGTGGTAACAGTTCCATCTGGATTTTCTGCAACCACGAAACCGATATGACCAAACTGGTGATAGGGTAAACAGTTAGTTACCCATACACTCCCAACGGGTGGATTGTTAGCACCGTTGAAATAAGTGACTTTCAAACCTAGACTTTCAGCACGACTTAACGCATCGATAGCGTTTAAGTAGCTGAAATTAAGATTAAACAAGCCTTGGTACTGTAGCACATTGTCAATCAAACTTATACATTGCCCACCATACGGGTTGGTAGGTACAGTGACACGTTGATTGACTAGGCTCTCAAGCGTGTTTAATAACTGTGTTTTAGATGTCATAGGTCTCCTTTCTCATAATTATTTTTGAATGCTCTGTTTAATCTCCGAGATAATTCTCTCCAACTCTTCGACCTTTTGTTTTAAAGCTTCAATTTCACTTGTAGGTAGTTGAGATTTTGTTACAATTGGGTCTTCCGCAAATTTATTTTGTTCTAAAACCTGTAGAAAAAAGTTATTGTACGTTGGAAATAATCCATACGCTTGATTGATACTCAACGATGAAGATTGTTTGTCTTTAATTTCCTTGATATCATTACCAACGGCTTGGGCAAATTCTGTGAACTTACTCATAGGCTCACGCTTTCGCTGTAGTATAAACGCTCACAAGGTCTTCTTGCTCGATGGTATCAATACGAGTACCAAGCTCGGTCATTTTCGAAATGATACCACTGTCGGTATTGCCGCCCGCTGCAGTGATTTTATCAGCGATTTCCTTGAGTGTGTCAAGTTCCTCTGGTGCATTACCGATGATATCAGCTTTAGCCTGTGTGATAGCTTGTGTCAAGCGTTCCTCGGTGATACCAGTAGCACCTTTGTCTGCTTTACCGGCAAGGGTAGTTTTAATTTCTTTGATATCAGCACCCACGGCTTGGGCAAAATCATGTAGTTTACTCATTTATGTTTCCTTTCAAATTTTAGCTAGGTTATAGATGTTTACGAGGTCTTCCGTGGTATCACTGCCACCAGTGATTAAACCAGAATCTCGCAATTCATCCACTAGTAGTTTTAGTTTAGGGTCTTTTTTCGATGGAATCGCACCGTCAATGTTTAGTGAGCTCTTAACTTTCACCTTGAAATTATTAGACGGGAAGATATGCCCATTCAGTTTAACTTCGAGGTAGTAAGTGCCAGGCTCTACCACATCGCCCATGACAAACGTAAAATGCCCGTTCTCTACGGTTACATCTTGATACAATGCCACAGTTTCATCGTTTGACAGCGTGAGCTTCCCAGTACCGGATAGCTCCATGCGTTTGCCATCAGCCCCTAGAATTTCAAAACCAAAGATTGAAGTGACATCCCCACTCTTGAGAATGTCACCCCCTTCAATTTGGTTGATAGAGGTCATGAGTTTAGCCATAAGCTAGTCCTCATAAGGTTTAGTGTATGATAGTGCTCGTTCGCTATCGCTAAGCCCTTTCGTTGTTGGGTCTGGGAACATATTCAAGGTGTTTACCACTGTCAAGCCTACCAAGTATGGATTAGACAAGAATTTGCCAAACAACCCAAACAATGCTCCCCAACTTGTGATATCTTCAAACTTGATACCAAAGTAAGCCAAAACTGGCAACACCAATGCGAGCGCAAAGCGTGTTACGAATGTACGGTTTTTAAAACGAATAGACCAGTTAATTTTCATGTTAGTTCCTCACTTCTAAATTAATGTATTTCTTATATAGAGCATCGATGTACCCGTTGCCACCTAGTTTCTGGTAACTAGAGTGCATTTTGTGAATGACATCTGAATTATGCACGGTGGTATATCCACGCTCTAATTCTTTGTTAATATCACGTTCTAAACGTAGATACATAGTTACCAAATGTGCTTCATCATGCACTACCAGCTTGTCATTTAATTCGTTGATTTTCTCGTTGTTTGATTCACCGATTTGTTGAACGACTTCAACCGAATCGGTGATATTTTCCAATTCGCTTTTTAAATCTCCGAATTGCGATTTGCTTAAATTAGCTGATTTGCTAGCTTTCATACCAAACCAGCCCGTTGCTATGACTCCGATAGTAGGGGCAAGGTGGTCAATCAAATCAGAAATATTCAATGTACTTTACCTCTTTTTATTTTTTAACCCCATTTTTTTAATTGTCTTCTGTGATGTAAGTGACTGTACCAGTGTAGACAGCCGGTTCTTGCGATTGGTTGGTTAAAAAAATCTCACCATTGGGTGAAAACGTCCAAACAGCAACATCACTGTGTTTGGTGCTGACATTCTTGTTAGCTACGAGATGGACGGGAATAGAAGGTTTAAAACCATTTGGAATGGAGTTCGTTTCCATCTTCCCGTTTTCGTAAACTCCGACTTTGTAGACACTTCTATTTATCGAAGCGGTCACTATCGAGCCTTTTCTGGCTAGGGAAAGTTTTACATCCCATCCTAAATCAACCTCTCGTTTAACCATCGCTGGTTCTTGTTTCTCTGGCTTAGGTGTGTACTCAATCCATGCACCAGCAGAGTTACTAGTAACTGTCCGTTTAAACATACGACCAGAAACGGTTGTTAGTGTTTGGAGTGAGCCAAAACCACTTTCCACAACTTCCAAAAAACCACCCTCGCCAATAGCTGGATGGTTCTTATAATTACCCGCTATCGAATAGAAACCAGTAGTCTTATAATCGTTTAAATTAGCAACCTTGTTATCAATAGCAACACCGTCCGGCTCAGTCAGTTTGTGGTGTTGTATCTGCTTTCGGTTTGAATAGATTAAACCGTTGACATCTAATGCGCCCATCTCCCGATATTTACCAATACCAACACCATCACGTTCGTAGCTCATCACTACTGCGTCGGTAGATACTGTGATAACAAATTCTGTGTACGAGAACTTATCTTCAACACGCCCCAGCACCTCCCATGAGGTATCTGCTGGATATTTACCGTTTAGATTTACATCCGAGCCATTTAATTCAGAAATATTCTGCCACTCGTTCGTGCTATCTGTCGTATATCCAGCAGTACCAACTTTTCGTGTTTTGAAAATCAGTTTAGTTGTGTTTTTTTGTGTCCCATTAACGGATAACGGTGCTACCTTTAAAAAGCGTTTCAGCGTGATGGTGTCCAGTTTCTCGCCCGTTCGTTTGGCTTCAAAACGTAGTGTAGGATTAAAGTAAGCTAACACTGTTATGGTTTGCTCTCGCCAATCTGACCACAAGCCACGACTATCTTGGACTTTAGCTCTAACTGTCATTTGTTTGTCAGTAACCGTTGACGGAACTGTAAGCGTACCATTGTTCGACTGTGCCGAACTATTCCCGCTTACGATTTCGGCATAGTATCCAGTTATTGAAGACCCCGCAGCACCTTGACCACCATTAAAAACGACCTTAATGCGTGATAGAGTGCTGACAAAATGAGTTGGGCTAGGGATAAGATTTTGTGTCACTGGGTTTGTGTCCGATAAGCTAAAACCGGTGAAACCCGGCTTAAAGAGATTGGTCGGGACATTGACCGTGATTTTTCGGACATCCCTTCCTCTTTCAATTCCGTCTGCGTATGAGATGTAAGTAATCGTACCTTGACCGCTTGAAGAATTAGGGAATTGATTAGCTATCTCAACTGGTGGAATCCATGTATAGCTTGTATCAATATCGTCACCAGCTATTTTTTGCTCCCAATCGCCCACACGAACCCAAATAGAATGTCGCATCCATGCTTCACGCTTGGTAATGTTTATGGTCACTGGTTTGGCAATTTCAGCCGTCACATCCGAGCCATAACTAGCACGGGAGATGGTAGTTAAGACAAGAGCTGCATTGTTAATAGGTATTACCTTATTATTGCTCTTATTCTTAAACTCTCCACGATAATACATTGTACGAGTACCGTCTCCATCGTGTCGGATAGTAACCTCTTGGTCAATCAGCATAGCGGTTTGATTGGGTTCAACGGTTAGTGTGCCAGAGTTGGCTAAACGCTTCCCACCGTCATAGTCGATGTACGCTTCCCAAGGAACACCAGACACTTTAGTGTCTCCGTTTTCCCAATAGAGCTGTAAACGAACTTGTGAAGTATTGCTATCAATATTCGAGCTAGCTTCATAAGCACGTAGGACTGCTTTTCCTCCAGCCATTAATAATTACCTCCTACCCATTTGATTACGTTTCGATTTGGGTCAATTAAGTCTTGTTCTTCTCGATAGTAGCCGATTTGAATACTCTTTGAGAAAATACCATTTTCGATGTGGATAACACCTTTGTCGATATACATCACTTCGGTACCGGCGCTAAACATAGAAATACGTTTATCTGAAACCAATACCGAGTTAGAGCCATCATTTTTACCGATGGTCAAGCCCTCGTTGGACGCTCGCATGTAGTTATCAAGAAAACTCCAACGTTCCGATGTCTCGCCCAAATCATTTTGTAGTTTTACAATGCGTTGACTAGCTTCAACCAAGGCTTTTTCAGTCTTGTTCTTGTTCTCTTGATTTGTAGACAAGAAATCTTGATAAGATTTCACCCATTGATTGACCGTATCAATGCTTGCTTTAGCTTTCAATTCCGCTTGAACAATGGAATTAAGCTCATTCAATTTATTGATTTGGTCTTGCGTCAATACACTATCAGCCTTGCTATCTATCTTACCTTTTAGGTCTTTCGGCGACGCTTGCCACGCTCGGTCAGTGGTTCCCTCGTAGCAATCTAATTCAGTGAAGAATAACAACGATTCACTGCCATTAGTTGTGCCTTTATTATCGATACGAATAAAGCCTTCATCACATTCGCCAGAATTGAATGTCAAGTGCCATTTAACCATCCCACCAGTGGATGGTGAGCCGTTATGCGATTTAAAATTAACTACTTTAGTAAAAGTTTTGCTAGTTTCATCAGACTTACGACCAAGGAAATAAATGTCAACACCCTTGACGTTCCCTGTCCCAAATGTCTGCATATTGAACGAATAATCAGTATTACGCTTAACTGGAAAACGTAGCGTAGATGCTGGGACTAATGATGATGTCCTAAGCAAAAACAGTGGTCTAGCGCCGTTGTAGTAAAAACTATGGTTCGAAATGGATAGATTGGCGTTCGACTGTGGCACTTCCCAGAATCCCCAGTTATCCAAATTCTCTGGAAAGGCTGAGTTAACGATTAGGTTGTCACCACCAACTGACACACTGCCAGTCATGTCGTTCCATGTATAGTCTGCTGGGTTGGTACTGTCTGTTCTATCGAAATTAGTACACACACCCAAATAGCGCTTGTTTCCATTCTGTGTCAAACTGAAACCAGTTCGACCATCCGAGCTATCGGCATAGGCAAAATGGACGTAAGGCGTTCTTCCGTCCGCTCCAGCTTTACCGGGAATACCATCCCGTCCATCGCTGCCCTTCCATTTGCTCCATTGGTAATCTTGTGGATTTCGACTATCCGTGGCATTGAAATCTTGATACATCCCAATGAACGCCTTAGTAGTATCGGTTTGACTAAAACCACCACCAGAAACCGTGTCAGCATAGGCTATGTGGGTGTACTGTGTTCTACCATCAGCACCTTTAACGCCTGGGATACCTTGGTCTCCTTTAGGTCCTTGTAACCCTTGCGGACCACGTTCACCCGGTAAACCTCTAGGGCCTTGCTCTCCACGGTCCCCCTTGGGTCCTTGTTCTCCCATTTTCGCAACGGAAAAACCTTGCTCACTCGTGCCGTCTGAATAGAACCATGTTGTCCTTGTCCATAGGTATTCACCGGGGTTAACTGTCGGAATGTCTGGCGACCATGTCCCATCTTCAAATACGATATTTTTAATCCAAACCGAATTATCTGTGGCATAGGTGTTGACACGAATCTCATAGTCACCGGTAGGACGGTTATGAGTGTATCTCGTACCGTTTGCGGTGTTGCTATCAGAAATAACAGCCCACGTACTAAAGCTAGGATTAACAATCCAAACCGTAGCATTGTTACTACTTGTGGTCTCACTATGTTGATTAGTGAAAACCCCGTTAGTTTCAGCGGATAGAATGTAAGTCTTACCTTGCTCCAATCGAACACGTTGACCTGTCATGATAAGGTTATCTGTGGTTGAACCAGATGGCTGGTATTTATCGTTTAAGGCTGCTACCACACTGCCAGACGGCTTATTCACACCGTCCGTAGATTTCGCATAACGCAAGGTGGTATTAACCAACCCCACACCATCTTTACCCGGTAGCCCATCATCACCCTTGGAACCATTCTGTGGGATGTATGTTTTCTGATATCCAGTTTCGCTAGATAAGTCTGTATACATCCATTGTGTTTTCGTCCATAGGTATTTACCTTTAACTAAAATTGGTGGGTTTGCTGTCCAGCTCGTAGGCGTGGTGGTTTCATCGTCACTCATGCCATAAGTGATAGTGGTAGATTTTAAACCCACCCCATTTTTACCTGGTAGTCCATCGTTACCTCTATCACCTTTAGGACCTTGTGGCCCTGGGTCACCTTTATCTCCCTTAACTCCGTTTCGGCCATCGGAGACATTTAAAAAAGTAACTTCTTCTGAAGCTACTTCTTTATTATCTACCCATGCCGAAACTGTTAAGGCGGTTGGTTGTGTAATCTCTGAAGCTACAATGTCATAGGTCAATCCAACATACTTAATCACACCATCAATCACAAAACGCCATGAAGTGTTAATTGTTTTATCGCCTTGTTTTAAGACTGGTCTAACAGTCGAGCGACCAATACCATTCTTAAATACCGTGCCGTTGGTAGTTGTGATCTCGACACGGTATGGCAAGGCTCTAGCTGCAATCTCATCAATCCGTTGTTGCAAGTCAGACGATGGCTTGTTCACAATTTTACGGTAATTAGAGAACACAACTGAGTTATTCAATGGCATATCAAAGCTGACCACCATTTCAGTAACACGAGCTTCGAGGGCTAGACCACCTCTAAAATTATTATTGATAATTTTAACAGTGTCCCCTAGGTTAACATCCTTATAGTTTTCCATGAAACTAGAATGGACATCG